TGGTTTCTCGGCAGACTCTTCGTTCTCGCAAGGCACTGATCCATCCGGTCTTGGTGACTCCGCATTTGCTGGTGACTCCGATATCGACAATGACCGTACAACTGCTCTGGCTGGCGCTGGTCTCTCTACTGCTGATGCTGAAGCACTTGGTTCCACTGGTCCTGCTTTCGCAGAGATGGGCTTCACAATCGACAAGGCAACAGTAACTGCTAAGTCCCGTGCACTCAAGGCTGAGTACACAATGGAACTCGCTCAAGACCTTAAAGCAATCCACGGTCTGGATGCAGAAACAGAACTGTCTAACATTCTGTCTTCTGAAATCCTTGCAGAAATCAACCGTGAAGTTGTACGTTCCATCTACAAGGCTGCAAAGCCTGGTGCTCAGACAGACACTACTAACGGTGGTATCTTCGATATGGACACTGACTCAAATGGTCGTTGGTCTGTTGAGAAGTTCAAAGGTCTGATGTTCCAAGTTGAGAGAGATGCAAACGTAATCGCTCAACAGACTCGTAGAGGTAAAGGTAACATCTTAATTTGTTCTTCAGACGTTGCGTCTGCATTGCAAATGGCTGGTGTACTTGATTACACTCCTGCTCTTAACAACAACCTTCAAGTGGATGACGCTGGTAACACTTTTGCTGGTACACTGAATGGTCGTTACAAAGTATACATTGACCCATACATGGCAAACGCTGCTGCAAAACAGTACTTTGTTGTGGGTTACAAAGGTACTTCACCTTATGACGCTGGTGTGTTCTACTGCCCATACGTTCCGCTTCAAATGGTTCGTGCGGTTGGTGAAAACACTTTCCAACCTAAGATTGGTTTCAAAACAAGATACGGTCTTGCTCAGAACCCATTCTCGACTGCTACTGCAACTGACGTTACACTTGGTTCAAATGATAACGTCTACTACCGTAGAGTTCAAGTCGTCAACCTTATGTAATAATAAGAGTTGGGTCAACCAACCAAAACTCAAAAGGGGAAGAGAAATCTTCCCCTTTTTTTTTATTTCAATGTCTCCGAAAAAGGTTTTCAACACCTAAATCTCTATGTAGAGAGATGATATAAATAGTATTATGGTACAGATAAATTCATTACAAAGACAACCTACTGAACTTGATTACGCAGACCCATCTAAGTTCAAATTCAGTATAAACAAATTACCACTGGTGGAGTACTTCACGACATCATGTAATTTGCCTGGCATTAATCTTGGAGAAGCAATTTTTCCAACACCTTTAAAACAGATTCCTATTATGGGTGATGAACTTACTTTTGAGAATCTTGAAATTTCTTTTATTGTAGATGAGAAACTAGAAAACTATATTGAAGTTCATAACTGGATGATTGGTATTGGTTTCCCACAAGGAAGAACACAGTATGCAAATTTAAGAGATGAAGGTGGACAGGTATCACCTTCTACTGGTAAACAAGCAGGACAAGAAGGTATTAGTGGAATGTTTTCTGATGCAACACTTACAATCACATCTGCAAAAAACAATCCAGTAGTTGAAGCAAGATTTCAAGATGTATATCCTGTTGCACTTAGTGCTTTGGCATATGACCAACAGGTAGGTGACATTAATCATCTTACAGCAACTGTAACATTTTCGTATAAATTATACACGTTACATACATTATAAATAGAATAGGATGAGGTTCAAAACCCCTTGAACACCAATCTGAGACTGTAAAGGTCAATATATCTAACGCAAGGAAGATATGCAATCTCATCCACTTGAATTGAAGGATATAGTATGAATTTAGAAGAACTACAAGAAATGTCCGCCAAGGACTTAAAAATAGACGATACCAAACTGGATATCGAATCTCTTAAAATCCCAGAACTCTATGGGAAGTACCTCAAAATATTTACACGCTGGAACTTGTTATTAAAACAGGTTGAGTCCAAACACAAAGTCCTGTTTCGTCAGAAGTGGGAATACTACGGTGGTAAGGCTGACCCAGAAGTATACAAAGAGAAACCTCTTGACCTCAAGATTTTGAAACAGGATGTACCTATCTATCTGGAAGGTGATGAAGAACTGATTCAATCACAACACGCTGTTGAGTATCACAAAGCGATGTGTGACCATGCAGAGAAGATGTGCAAGATGTTACAAAACCGTGGTTTCCAAATCAAGAATGCAATTGATTGGAAGAGGTTCATGGAAGGGTCACTGTGAGATATAACAGTCCACACATCACAGAACGTATTGGTGCAGTGACACTAGAACGTACACTGAAACACGTTAGTGGTGAACTACAAGATGCAAAGATTGTGGGTGCAAGTGGTCATATTTCTAGAAGTACTAAAATTTGTTGGATTAAAGACAAGGATATTTTATCAACATATCTTGAGTATGCACAGGCAGCAAACAAAAATGCTGGTTGGGATTTTCATCTTGACATGATAGAACCTTTGCAGTATGCAGAGTATTCTGTTGAAGATGAGTTTGGTTGGCACGTTGACCAACACAATATACCATATGATAATGGTAGAGTAAGAAAGATTAGTTTTTCTGTATTTCTTAATGACGATTATGAAGGTGGAGAGTTTGATATTGAGACAGGAAATCCACAAGAAAAAGTACGGTACACAACAATCAAAGGAGAACGTAATACTGCATTCTTCTTTCAATCAGATTATTGGCACAGAGTAAGACCAATCACAAAAGGTGTACGCAAGAGTTTGGTTGGATGGGTATTAGGCCCTAAGTTTAGATGATTATATCAAAAAAGAATGAAGTACATCTTGTTATTAAAACAGAACCAAGTATAGGAAGAGAACTCTCAGACTTCTTTACCTTTGAAGTGCCTGGTGCAAGGTTCATGCCTCAATACAAAAGTCGTGTTTGGGATGGAAAGATTCGACTGTTCAATCAGATGAACGGTGAACTATATGTGGGGTTGTTACCCTATGTGGAAGAATTTGCAAAACGCAATGAACTAGATATTGAATATAAAGAAGGAGTAAAAGAGTATGACGAAAGCGAATTACGAGGAGTGGATGACTATGTTAGAAGAGTGTCACCAAAGTCCAACGGAAAAGATTTACAAATTCGTGATTACCAGATGGCCGCACTTACTCATGCAATCGGAAACAATCGGAGCCTTCTTCTTAGTCCTACTGCTAGTGGTAAGTCGTTAATCATCTATTTACTTTCTGTCTGGTATGCAATGAAGACAGAGAAGAATGTTCTCATTCTTGTTCCTACAACATCTTTGGTAGAACAAATGCATTCTGATTTTATTGATTATGGATTCAAGGAATCTATGATGCAGAAGATATACCAAGGACATTCCAAGAATATCACAAAACCAATTACAATCTCAACATGGCAATCTCTTTACAAAATGCCTAAGAAATGGTTTGACCAATTTTCCTGTTTATTAGGAGATGAAGTCCATATTTTCAAGAGTAAATCTCTGACAGGTATTATGAACAAGATGGTCAATTGTAAGTACCGTCATGGGTTTACAGGTACGCTGGACGGTACGCAAACACATAGATTGGTACTAGAGGGGTTGTTTGGTTCAGTAAACAAAGTTACAACATCAAAAGAATTGATGGATGCTGGTACACTTGCAAAATTAAAAGTTGAGTGTATTGTACTAACATATCCAGAAGCAGATTGCAAATTCATGAAAGACCAAGGTTACCAAGATGAGGTTGACCTAATTGTTCGTGATGAACGTAGAAATAAATTCATTGTAGACTTGACAAAACACTTGACAGGTAATACATTAGTACTATTTCAATTTGTTGAAAAGCATGGTGACGTATTACACGCAATGATAAATAAAAGTCTTGACAATAGAAAAGTATTCTATGTATATGGTGGAACAGATACACAAACAAGAGAGGATATTCGTGCAATTACTGAAAAGGAAAAGGATGCGGTCATCGTTGCTTCGTATGGTACTTTTTCTACTGGTATCAATATTCGTAATCTTCACAACATCGTGTTCTCTTCACCGTCCAAAAGTAGAATTAGAGTCTTGCAATCCATTGGAAGGGGTTTGCGACAAGGTGACAATAAAACTGAAGCTCGACTATTAGATATCGCAGATGACTTTACTTACAAAGGGAAACAGAACTTTACATTACGCCATTTCATGGAACGAATAAATATCTATAATGAAGAAGAGTTTGATTATGAAATTAAACAAATCTCTATAGACAAAGGATAAGAATGGAACATCAAACAAAAGTCTTAAAACTTTCCAATGGAGAAGAGATTATAACAGTGATTAGTGCTGCAGATAAGAGCAGACCCTTTATTGAAGTGAGTAATCCATTAAAAGTAAATTTATACCCAAAACCTGTTGAAGGCGGGTTGGTAGAGAGTATGGCACTTTCACGTTGGTTAACTGTAAGTGAAACTCAAGTTGCAAATCTCAACAAACAAAGTATTATTGCTATCTCAGATGCGTCAATCGGACTTGTTCGATTCTACGAACATTGTGTAAAGAAAATGACGTTGAGTGATAATGGTCGAGATTGGACTGAACCCACTGATGAAGATTTAGACCGTATCGCTGAAGAGGAAGAAGAGAACATCATTCCATTTCCTACACCAGATAATGAAACGATTCATTAACTCATTCTCAAACCCTACATAGGGATAATACTGTCTTGTCAAGGAAAAGTCAAGACGTTTTTGAAATTTAATTACTCCTTGACAATTGGAGTTGTAATTGGTATAGTGTATTTAATTTATGGGAAAGACTTATGGCAGTAGACAAAAAGAAAAAACCACATTATGTAAACAACAAAGAATTTTTACAAGCGATGGTGGAGTGGAAAGCAAAATGTCGAGAGGCAGAGAAAGCGGGAAAACCACAACCACCAATCACCAACTATATCGGTGAATGCTTTCTAAAGATTGCGAACCATCTTTCGTATCGTCCTAACTTCATCAACTACACATATAGGGAAGAAATGATTAGTGACGGTATTGAAAACTGTTTGCAATATGTACACAACTTTAATCCAGACAAATCAAACAATCCATTTGCTTATTTCACGCAAATAATTTATTATGCGTTTCTTAGACGTATTCAAAAAGAGAAGAAACAAGCACACGTTAAAAATAAGATTATTGAAAATATGACAGTAGACGAGAATCTTATTGATGGGGGTGATGACGGTTTTGATAATCCATTTGTTGATTATCTACAAAAGAACTTCCTACCAGATGAAGATGTGTATAAACCAAAGAAAAAGAAAGATAAACCAAAAGGACTAGAATTATTTTACGATGAAGATAGCACTGATAACTGATACTCATTTTGGTGCGAGAAACGACAGTCTAGCTTTTAACGAACACTTCTACAAGTTTTGGGAAGACGTATTCTTTCCTTACTTGGAGAAGCATGATATTAAGACTGTTATCCATCTAGGCGATGTGATGGATAGACGTCAGTTTATCTCGTATAAAATATTGAATGATTTTCGTGAACGATTTATCAAGAGATTCGTGGATATGGGTATTACCGTTCACGCAATCGTTGGTAATCACGATACCTATTTTAGAAACACCAATGATGTAAATGCATTGTATGAATTATTGGGTGGGCCTAATGAAGAGAAGTATCCAAATATCTTCTCGTATGATAGTGGATGTACCCTTGAGTTTGGAGATGGTACAGACGTATTCTTGTTGCCGTGGATTAACGTAGAGAACTACGAATCTGTAATGAGAAAGATTCAAATGACACCATCACAGGTTTGTATGGGTCACTTGGAAATCAACGGATTTGAAATGCACAAGGGTCATTTCTGTGAAGGCGGTTATCCAAGAGATATGTTCAGAAAGTTCGATACTGTATTCTCTGGACACTTTCATAAGAAGTCAGATGATGGACACATCTATTATCTTGGTAACACTTACCAGATGACATGGAGTGACCATAACGAAACAAAAGGTTTTCATATCTTTGATACTGCTACCAGAGATTTGGAATACATTCAGAACCCATATAAAATCTTTGACAAGATTTATTATGATGATACACAGACTGATTATTCTACGATTGATGTAAGTCAATACGAGGATAAGTTCATAAAACTTGTAGTTGTTAATAAGAAAGACCTTTATAAGTTTGACCAGTTTGTGGATAGACTGCTTGCAATCAGAACTCATGAAGTCAAGATTGTGGAAGACTTCTCAGAGTTAGATGCATCAAATGTATCAGATGAAATCATAGAGAATGCCCAGGATACAACTACGTTACTGGAACGATACATTGATGAACTGGATGTTGATATAGATAAGGGTAGATTGAAAAGTACGATGCGTACACTTTATCTAGAAGCAAGTGACTTGGAGTTATAATTGATTACATTTAAGTATGCAAGATGGAAAAACTTTCTATCGACAGGTAACACGTTTACGGAAATCCAGTTAGATAGAAACCCATCGACTTTGATTATTGGAGAGAATGGTGCTGGTAAATCCACTATTCTTGACGCACTCTGTTTTGGACTGTTTAATAAACCGTTCAGACAAATCAGTAAGAACCAACTTATTAACACTGTCAACGGTGGCGGCACAGTTGTTGAAATCGAATTTGAAACACAGAATAAGAATGTCAAGGTAGTTCGTGGTATCAAACCAAACACGTTTGAAATCTATGTTGACGGTAATATGATAAACCAGAATGCAAATGCAAAGGATTATCAGAAGCACCTAGAACAACAGATTTTGAAACTGAACTATCGTTCTTTTACACAGGTTGTGATTCTAGGGTCGTCAACCTTTATTCCCTTTATGCAGTTGAAGTCTCAAGCTCGTAGAGAGGTTGTAGAGGACATCCTTGATATCAAGATATTCTCACTGATGAATTTTATTTTGAAAGGTAAGGTGAAATCTCTTAACACAGATATCAGTGAGAACCAATACCAACTAGAGATTAATCGTGAAAAGATTGGTCTACAGGAGAATTACATTGAGGATATTGAACGGAATAAGGACACTCTTCTTTCTCAAAAGAACGATGTTAGAGATGGTAATGAAGAGGAAATCTTCACTCGTAAAGCAGAGGTTGCGAGAATCACGCAAGAGAACCAGACCCTTCTAGACGGAATGGTTGGTGAAGACAAGACGGTTGAGAAACGAGACAAACTGAAAGATATTCAGTTCACTCTCAAAGACAAACATAATCGTCATAGTCAGATGATTAAGTTTTTTGGTGATAACTCAGTATGTCCAACATAAGAACAACACATTGATGAAGAGTTTAAGAATACCAAAGTGGAGAGCCTTTCTTCAGAGGTTACTGAACTTGCAGATGGGTTGTCTAAACTCAAAGGTGAGATGGACAAGGTTAACTTCAAAATC